TATGACTATTTACGAAAAGAATTGAGAAAGGCACAGGCATCAAAAGCAGACAGAATATTTACATTGTCAAAAGATTTTAATATCAAACAAAACAGCGTAGAAACGTGGTTGTTAGAAAAAGATATTAAAAATAATTTGACATTTGATATAGAAGATTTTAAAAACAGTTTTGCACTAGCTGCAACAGACTTGTCTGAAACAACAGATTTAACAAGTACCAGAATACTTTTGATGAAAAAGGGAGAAAAACAGAAATATTTTTTTCAGCATTATTTTATACCACAGTCTAAAGTAGAACAAAGTAAAAAAGATGGTATTGATTATTTTGAAATGGCAAAACAGAATTTATTGACAATATGCCCAAGTAATGAAGTAGATTACAGTATAGTGGTACAGTGGTATGTTTCATTATACCAAAAATATCATATTAGAGTGTGGAAAGAAGGGCACGACAGATGGAATGCAAAATCGTTTGTAAATGAAATGGAGCAATATGGTTTTGATACAGAAAAAGTAACACAAGATTATCAAACATTATCCACACCTATGAAGCTATTGGAGGCAGACTTAAAATCAGCAAATATTGTAAATTATAATCAAAATCCATTAGATATTTATTGTTTAAAAAATGTTGCTTGCAGTATAGATAAATTTGCAAGAATTATGCCTAAAAAAGTGCTTGATACAGCTAATAGACGTATTGATGGAGCAGTTACAATGATAATGTGTTATGTTATGCTGGATAGATATAAAAAAGAATTTATGGATTTTGTAAATAGATAGAAGGTGAAAAATTGGGGATATGGGATAGATTTCGTACAAAACAACAAAAATATCACTATATCAATATGATGAATGGCAGTACTCCTATATTTTCTCAATTTGGTAATGATATTTATGCAAGTGACATTGTGCAAGGCTGTATACGCTGTATCTCAACAGCAATAGGAAAATGCAGTCCAAGACATATCAAAACAGACGAAAATGGTATGCAGCAAACAGTAAAAGGAAGTATTAACAGATTGCTACATTTTCAACCGAATACTTTTATGACAACAACGGACTTTTTAGAAAAAATAGTATATTTAAGAGAAATGCACAAAAATGCTTTTATATATACTACTTTTAAAGAAATTCCCATAAAAGATGGTTACATCAAAAGAGAATACACTGGATTTTATCCACTACAGCCTATACAGACAACATTTTTACAAGACCAAAACGGAACACTTTTTATAGAATTTTTGTTTACCAATGGAGAAAGCTATACATTCCCATATAAAGACATCATACATTGGCGTAAAGATTTTGGTGCAAATGAATTTATGGGAGGAGATAGTACAGGAAGTGCAGCAAACAATGCTATATTAAAATTGCTTAAAACAGACCACACTGTAATAGAAAGTATGGACAATGCAATACGTTCTACAACGGGCGTAAGAGGCATTGTAAAAATGGTAGGTTTATTTGATGAAGAAAAACAAAAACAAGAAAGAATAGCTTTTGAACAAAAAATAAATGCTGGGCAAAGTGGATTTTTAACAATGGATAACAAAAGCGATTTCATACCAATACAATTAAATCCTAAAGTGCTGGATAAAGATACTATGGAATTTGTAGAACAAAGAATATTAAATCAATATGGCATTTCTATGGCAATATATAATGGTGATTTTACAGAAGAACAATATCAAGCATTTTATGAAAAAACACTTGAAAGTATGATAATCAGTTTAGGAAGATGTTTTAGTGCAGCACTTTTTACAGACAAAGAATTAGAGCTTGGAAATGAAATTATATTTTATAATCAAGGTCTGCTTTTTACTTCTATGACAAATAAAATTGCAGCAGTAGATATATTAAGTAGTAGAGGAACATTTACAGATAATCAAATATTGTCAGTATTTGGCTATACCCAATTTGAAGGCGGAAACAAAAGAAAACAAAGTTTAAATTATATCAATGCAGAACTAGCTGACAGTTATCAAATGAATGGAAAAGGAAGTGATAAAATATGAATATAGAGCAAAGGCTTTTAGACATAAAAGCATTACAAAATGATACAGATGAAATGAAAATTGAAGGCTATGCTGTAATATATGATAAACCAGCAACACATAGTTTTGGACAATATACTTTTACAGAAGTTATAAAAAAGGGTGCTTTAGACCATACTAACTTGAGCGATGTAGTATTAAGATATAATCATAATGACACGTGGTGTATTATGGCAAGAACAAAAAACAACAGTTTGCAGCTGATAAAAGAAGAAAAAGGATTGAAAATACAGGCTAATTTAATAAATACACAAAGTAACAGAGACATTTATAATGCAATACAATCAGCATTGCTTGACAAAATGTCTTTTTCTTTTGTTGTAGCAGAAAAAGGAGATAATTGGAATACTACAAAAAATCAAACTTATAGAGAAATTACGAATATCAAAAAAATATATGATGTTAGTGTAGTAGATACCCCATTTTATGATACAACAACGGTTTATGCCAGAAGTATAGAAAAATTAGAACAGGCATTGCAGCAAAACAAAAATATCGCATTGAGAAAGAAAAAATTATTATTGTTGTATGGAAATTGAAAAGGAGAAAATACATATGGAATTAGAAAAATTATTACAGCAAGCAGAAAAAAGAAAAACAGAAGCATTAGAAAATATTAAAAATGCTGATAGCTTAGAAAAGCTAGATACAGCAGAAATGGAATTGCGAAAAGCAAATATTGAAATAGAAAATATCAAAATGCAAATAGAAAATAAAAATGATAATTTGCCTCCAGAAGCACGAAAAGTCGAGCCACAACAACATACAAAACCATTTCAAGCAGTTGCAACGTTTCAAACAGCAAATAGAAGTTTAGAAAATGAGGAAGATATTTACAGTACAATAGAATATAGAAAAGCGTTTCAAAATTATGTATTAAACGGTGAACCAATACCACAAAAATTTAATGAAAAAAGAACAGCAGAAATTACAACGGTATCTGATATTGGTGCAGTTATTCCTACCACAATACAAAATAAAGTCATTGAAGATATGACAATAGAGGGAAAAATATTATCTCGTATCAATCAAACATCTTATCAGGGCGGTTTAGAAATTCCGATTTCTGACATCAATATTACAGCAACATGGCTTGCATCGGAGAATGAAGTATCTGAAGAACAAAAAACAGAAATGAATACGAAATTAACATTTAGCTATCACGTGTTAGAAGCAAGGGTAGCAATAGGATTGCTTTCTGCAACAGTAGCATTGCCTTTATTTGAAGCAACAGTTGTAAAACAATTAAAAAAGGCAATGACAAAAGCACTAGAAACGGCTATTGTGGAAGGCAGCGGAAATGGACAGCCATTAGGATTTACAAAATATACATTACCAGAAAATCAGGTAATTACTATGACAGAAACAGACATTGGTACAGTACAAAAATGGGCTGAAGTAGAAAGTGAAATACCAGAAAGTTATGAAGATAGTGTAATATATGTTATGGCAAAAAAGACATGGGAAATGTACTTAAATGGTATGACAGATACTACAGGACAAAAAATAGGATTAGGTAGAATAAATGAAAGGGGACAAAAGATATTAAATGGTAGAGAAGTTTTGACAGTAGATAAATTTCCAAGTTTTATAAATGCAGAAGAAGGTGCTATATTTGGTGCAGTAGTAGATTTATCACAATATTGTTTGAATAGCAATTTAGCAATGTATTATAAAAAATATTTTGATGAAGACAAAAACAAATGGATACATAAAGCATTGACAATAGCAGATGGTAAAATGGCAATTGGTGAAACAGTTACAGGAAGTAATAAAAAATTAGTAGGGGCAAAAGGATTGCTTTATCTGAAAAAAGGGTGATGTAATTTATGGAATTAGAGAGGTTAAAACAGTACATTCGCATAGATACAGACGATGATGATATTTTATTAGAGCAATTAAAACAAAGTGCAGAACAATATTTAAAAAATGCAGGTGTTTCTGTTGGATATGAAAATGCACTATATTGCACTGCTGTCAATATGCTTGTAGCAAATTGGTATGATAATAGAGATGTGATTTCAGCAAAAGATACCCTTTCTATGCAGTTTAAAAATATAGTATCGCAATTAGCACATATCAGAAAAGAGGAATACAATGGCTAGCTTATGCAGCAGATTAAATAATAGAGTAGTATTGTATGGAAAAATAGAAGTAATAAATGAATTAGGTGAAAAGGATTATCAGTATCAAAAAATAAAAACAATATGGGCAGAAGTATTGCCACAATCAGGAAGTGAAAAGACAGGACAAGGAAATACTATTTTTGCTGAAATTAGCCATAAATTTACAGTTAGAACAAAAGCAATAGATAGTTTATCAAATGATATGTATTTCGCTTTTGAGGGACAAAGATACGATATAAAATATTTTCAACCTAATTATAAATGGAATGATAGAATAGAAATTTTTTGTAAATTGGTGGTGGAATAATGATAAGTATTAACACAAGAGAATTAGATTTATTTACAGAGGAATTGCTAAATATAGCAAATAAACAAATGCCTAAAAAAACAAGAAAATTTATGAACCAAGAAGGACAAAAACTGAAAAAACAAACGAAACAAAGAGCAAAACAAAATGTTAAAAAGAAAACAGGAAATTATTTAAAAAGTATTAAAAAAGGAAAAGTATATATTTATAGTGGTAATGGAGCATTTTCTGTTAGGGTATATGGTGCAGCACCGCATACTCATTTGATAGAACAAGGGCACAATATTAAAAATAAAAAAGATGGTGTAGTGTTAGGTAGAGCGAAAGCATTTTATGTATTAGATAAAAGTGCAAGAGCATTTCAGTCAGAATTTGAAAAAGATATTGAAAATTTTATTGATGAAGTGGTAGACGAATTATGATAACAATATTTGATGTTAACAAAGTAGTAAATGATATAATACAAAAAGCAGTACAAAATATTTTTGATTATGATGTGCCTATTGTTGCAGAAGAATTAAAAGAACCTATTCAAAGACCTAGTTTAAAAATCATCATTGAAAATAATAAAAATGGCAAATTAAATTATTTTTTTCAACAAAAAAATATGATAGTGTTTATTTATTTTTTTGCTAAAAATGAAAACCGTTCTAAATTTGACAATATAAAAGTACAAAATGCTATAGAACAAACATTTTTAGATGGTATTACCATAAATGATATGTGGTTTGATATTGAAGAAGTTCATTCAGATAGTACAGATGGTGTATTGTGTTGTAGTTTTGATTTGGAAATTATAGAAGAAATAGAAAGAAAACAAACAGACGACTATATGGAAGAATTGAAAACAATATTATATTAAAGGGGGTATGTATTATGGCAGTAAAAATGCCTTCAATAGAAGTAATATTTAAACAATTAGCAGGCTCTTTGATTGATAGAAGTGAAAGAAGTATCGCCATACTAATTATAAAAGATAGTACAGACAAAACATTTCAGTATAAAAAATATAAAGATGCTACAGAAGTAGATACAGACGAAAAACTATATACAGTAGAAAATTTGAGATATATAAAAGATGTATTGATATGGGGAGTTATGGAATGTCATATTTTAAGGATAGATGCAGAAGAAGGAAAAATAGCAGAAGCACTCAAAATAATAGAAAATAAAGTAAAAACAGGCTGGATAACTATAGCAGATGGTACGCCTGACGAATTTGAAGCACTTGCAAGCTGGATAAAAGCAAGAGAAAATGAAAACAAAACATATAAAGCAGTAGTTTATAAAATAGCAGTAGCAGATTGTAAACATCTGGTAAATTTTTGGAATGAAACGGTTGTATTTGCTGATAAAGAAAGAGGAGAGCAAAATGGTGCGATATATTGCCCTTCTTTAATTGGAATATTAGCGAGATGTAATATTAAAAAAGGTTGTACTTATTTTAAATGTAGTAATTTAGAAAGTGTAGAAGAAATGGAGGATAATAACAAAGCATTGTCAGAAGGCAAATTTATATTGTTTCATGATGATGAAATTGTAAGAGTTGCAGCTGGTATTAACTCCATGACAACAACAGATGGCTTATATAATACTGAGG